TGAAGCCTATCACGGTGAAACCATGCGCGTAGGTTATGACATTCACGATGCCAGCCGTGTCTGGGTGCGTAACCAGGCTGGCCAGTTAGTCACTGTCGCTATGTTTGAAGCGAACAAACGCAGTTACTTCCCGCAATCATTTATTGATCAAGCCGCTGAGAAACGCGCCAAAGGTCGCATTCAACGCGCTCAAGCCAAGATTGAAGAGGCTGAACAAGAACTTAATCCACTGCAGCAATTGGTTTATGAAGCGCCAATTGAGCTTCCAGTCATGGCAATGAATACCCACGTCGACGTGAAAATAGTTGAAAACAGCATGTTGGATAACGTGATTGCAATGCCTGTTAAGCGGCCATTATTTGAGACAGATGCTGCCAAGTACCGGTGGCTTTTATCCAACGATGATGAGATCACGGTGCAGGATGAAGCTTGGTTGAATTACTACAAATTAACTGCTGAATATGAGGATTTATTCGGAGATAGAGAAGCGGCCATACGGTAGTTAGAGCTACCGCATGACCTTTACCACAGGTGTTTTAAAAGCACCTTTACAACTAGCAAGAGAGAGTTTACATGAAAAAACAATTTGTAAAAACAGAAAATTACGAGCGCTTTAGAACAGGAATTACTGCTGTTGAGAACCGTGGCGCAGCTGAGGCAAGCCTAATGCTGGTGACAGCAGAGGCAGGTTTTGGCAAGAGCACAACAGTGGATCACTGGGCCATTGCAAGTGGGGCAGCTTATGTACGTGCCAAAGAAGGTTGGACCCCTGCCTGGTTCAAAAGTGAGTTAGCAGAAAACTTGAAACTAGACACACGCGGGAGACCAAAAGAGCTATTTGCCCGTATTGCTGGATATGTGGGTGGTAACCAATTGCCGATTGTGATTGATGAAGTTGAACACTGCCTTGAAAACAATGCAGCTGTACTTGAGGCAGTACGCGACTTAAGCGACCTTACTGAAGTACTCGTGATTCTGGTGGGAATGGATCAGGTGCAGGCCCGCATTGCACGCCATAGACAAATCAGCAGCCGAATTGCCCGTGTGGTGGAGTTTCAACCTGCCAGCATCAATGACGTGCTGATCACTTGCAAGCAGCTGGCAGAAGTCGATATCGCTGATGATCTGGTGACAGAAATTCACCGTGCCAGTGGTGGCCGCATGCGCGACATTATGAATGCGATTGCCACGGTTGAGAACACTGCAAAACGCAACGGCGCCACACAGATAGCTCTGGCAGATATGGCAGGGCAAAGCTTGACCCATGACTGGCAAAGTCGCCGCCCACGTTTGGTTAAAGCGGGGGTTAGATAAATGAGAAAGTTAACATTTTCAGACCCTTGTTTTGCTGAATCAGTAACTTGTGATTTTGAAGATAAAACATGGACTTTTGAACCAACTGAAAACTTTATTGTTGGCGCAGGTAAATACGTAATTATGCCAATAGAAGAATATTGGATTGCAGTAAATGCTCTTGCGAAAGCAGAGGCCGTTAAATGATCTGGACATCCAACACCATTTTAACGGCTATTGCAGACGCTTATCACGTTGACTGCGTGCGTGAGGCAGACCTTGTGCACACTACCTGCTTAACTGCAAAGCAAGTTGAGCAGGCCTGCTTAAAGCTACGCAAGCATGGCCTATTGGAAAAGTGCGAGCAAGGCTGCCACATCATCACTGAAGCTGGCCGCATTGCAATGGCTGAAGGCATGCAAATTACCAGTGGGCCTAACGGCAAGCACTCCGCCCCAAAGGTGAATAAAAACAGCCTACGTATCAAGGTTTGGCGCGCTATGCGAATCCGTAGCAAGTTTTCAATACCAGAGCTGGCGATGCTGGTAGCACAAGGTGGAGAGAAAGATATTGTCAGTAACATCGGCAAGTATGTACGTGCCCTGCAAAAGGCTGGCTATATAGCTGAGATGAGCAAGCGTGAAAAAGGCAGTACTGTCACCAGTAATGGTCATAAGCGCTACTGGCTTCTGCCTGACTATAACACTGGCATGCAAGCCCCCGTATGGCGTGTTGCTGCAAAGACGGTGTATGACCCCAATACAGAATTGGAGCATTCATTATGTGGTTAACCCTTTTAACCGCTGCCGTGAATGGCAGCAGTAAGGCGCAGGTTGCTTTAGATCTAGGTGTATCACGCACCACAATCAGCCTGGTGATGAATGGCAAATATCCGGCCAGCACAGAGAAGATTGAATCTCTGGTAATGGCCTTATATAGCCGTGTTGAATGCCCGCACCTAGGCGAATCAATCCCAATCACAGAGTGTAAACGCCATTGCTCTGAAAATGCGCCAACCAGCAGCCCACGCGCCATGCGCCTGTGGAGAGCTTGCCAGACATGCCAAAATAACGGAGGTAATCATGAATAGATATTTAGTGAAAATCCGCACGCCGAAAGGTAATGAAACCAGCATTCGTACCGTAGAGGCCGTATCAAAAAGCAGCTTATGTGCACTGATTTCTGTGTGCCAGCTGCTTGGCATTGAATCACCAAATTTCAGTGTCAGCGTGCGGTGCATCGTGGAGATATCAAAATGAAGAGCTACGTGTGGCCATACATGCAGCGTAAAGAAAACTGCATGTGCGAACTGTGCCAAGAGTGGCGCAGACAGCAGGAAATCGAGCGCTGCATACGGGTAGTGAATAACTGGAAGGCTAAATAGAAATGGGAAGACATACGCAAGTATATGAAACTGCTGACAAGTTACGCAAAGCACTTGAAAGCGGTAAGGCAATGACGACTAAAGAACTATCGGCTGCTACAGAAACTTTATTTGTCAGGTCTGCACTGGCTAGATTGATGGATGCCGGTGAAGTTTTAAAAGTAAATGCATCTACCAAGAAAGTAGCACACCACTATATTAAAACCGCGCTACTTGGGAAAACATCACTCAAGCCAAGCATGCCTATGGCTACTGCAGAAACTCCTGCTGGGGTACTCCTGCTGCAATCAATCATTATGAAAAGGCCATCAGCATGAAGATCGTCTGCCCATGTTGCGCGGCTGAATTTCCGCTGCAGGCAGCCATGAGTGATGTTGCGGCGCGCCACGCCATTGCGCGCGCATTTAGCCTGACGCCGCTGGGGGATGTATTGCTGCCCTATGTTGGGCTATTTAAGCCAGCTAAACAGGCGCTTAAGATGGCGGCCCTGGTGCGCATACTGGATGAGCTGATTGCAGATATTAAAGCCGGTCGGATTACACGCGGCGGCACTATTTACCCTGCACCGCAAGAGTACTGGCGCAGCGCTATTGAAACCATGCTGGCTAGCCGCGACAAGCTCACCCTGCCACTGAAAAGCCACGGTTACCTTTATGAAATTATTGCAGGGTTTGGCAACCGTGCAGCAGCTGCGCAGGAACGCAAAAACGAGCAAGGCAGAAAGTATGGTGTGATTCATACATCTACTGATCATGTTGATGACACCGACAACATGATGCAAAAGCCCATTAAAAAAGACCGCAGCACGGAGCATCGCAGAATAAAAGATGTTCTTAACAACCTCACAGGAAAGGCTCAATAACATGGCAACCAAACATGACTTATTACTGGTGTTAAGCAACCATATCGGCGTTGGTAAAGGTATCGCAGGTGAAGACCTTGCGCGCGCACTGGCAATATCAAGCCGTGTATTACGTAAGCTGATTAGCCAAGCAATTGAAGAGGATGCCACTGCGATCTGTGGTCACCCTAACACTGGTTACTACATTGCCAGCAGTGAACAAGAGCTTAAAAGCACCATTGAATTTCATAAAGGCCGCGCTCTGCATGAGTTACGCAAAGCAAGCCAATTATCAAAAATCCCGCTGGCTGATTTAGTTGGCCAGCTTCATTTACGCACATAACCACAAAAGGAAAAAACATGGCTAAACCCACAAAACTGAAATCAAAAGCACAGGTTTATGTGCCGCAATCTAAAGACGATGCAGCAGCAGATATCCGCAAGGTCGGCGACTTGATGCGTAAGCTCATGCGCCAACAAGCGGAAATGAACGACAAAATCGCTGCAATCACGCAGGAATACCAGGTAACACTAGAGCCAATTAAAGAAAGTATAGACCTGCTGCAAGAAGGGGTGCAGGCATGGTGCGAAGCTAACCGTGATGATTTAACCAACGGTGGGAAAGTAAAAAGCGCCAACTTGATCACTGGTGAGGTCGCATGGCGACAAAACCCGCCAAGTGTGCGCATCAGCAAAGCAGACACGGTTATTGAAATGCTTAAACGACTTGGACTTAGCCGCTTTGTGCGCACCAAAGAAGAGATCAATAAAGACGCCATATTGAATGAGCCAGATGAAGTGCGCGGCGTGGCTGGCATCACTTTAGTAACGGGTGTTGAGCAGTTTGTGATCACACCGTTTGAGCAAGATGCAGGAAATATGTAAGAGAAAGTGCCCGACACCCCAGCTGGCGGTGGGTTAAAACACCAGCAAGCCGTGATATACGCCCTCCCAGATTTGCATAGTGTAGGCGCGGCTGAATTACTTAACTTAACTTTAGGATAATTAAATGAACCAAGCAGAACTAGTAAACGCAATCTCAGAACACCATAGTAACACCGGCGTATCAAAAACAGCCATCAAGTTCGTACTGGATGCGCAAGCCGATGTGATCAAGGCTGAGCTATATACAGGCGGCGAAGTAACGTTACCAGGCATTGGTAAGTTATCAGTGAGCGAACGTGCTGCGCGTACCGCACGCAATCCGCGTACTGGTGAAGATATTGCAGTGCCAGCTAAGAAAGCGCCTAAGTTTAGCGCTATTAAAGCACTTAAGGATGCAGTTAACGCATAAGCAAAACTCTCACTTATAGCCCGTTAAAAAATGGGCTATGGGGGATGGTTTTAACGCCCACGTTTATTTAAAAGGAGAATGAAGATGCAACAACCAGATTTAAAAGAAGGTGAAGTGTATTTAGGTGCAATTATCAATCCAGACGGTACTGGTGAGCACTCTATTTTACTTCCAGGCGATAAAGATGATGGTAATTGGAAAGACGCTATGGACTGGGCAAAAGCACTTGGCGGCGACCTGCCAAACCGCGTAGAGCAGGCTTTAATGTTTGATAAAAGCAGAGACCAATTCCAGAAAGATTGGTACTGGTCAAATACTACGCATGAAAGAGAGGCAGGCTGGGCTTGGTCTCAGCGCTTCGGTGTTGGAGGCCAGACCAACGGTAGCAAGTCTAGCGAGCTCCGCGCTCGCGCTGTCCGCAGAGTTCCTATTTAGTCATTCAATTATTTAGTTATTTTGGAGTTATTCAAATGTCACAAACAGTCACATTAGAAGAAATTAAAAGCCAGCAAAACAAGCTGCAAAGCATGATTGCGCGATATGAATCAGGCAAGTTAATTGAGAATGCATTTCCAATTTCAGTATCAATGCCTGATCTAAACGATGGCGAAAAGTGGGTTGGCTGCATGATTAGTGCTGATGGCCTTAAAGCTGAACATACTATTTTGTTGCCAGGTGAAAGTGAGCGCGCAAGCTGGAGCGATCAAGTCGCTTGGGCAGAAAGCATTGGCGGGCATCTGCCAGACAGATGCGAGCAAGCCATGCTCTATAAATTTATGAAAGACGAGTTTAAAGAAGAGGCTTATTGGTCATCTGAAACGCATGCAAACAATGCAGGCTGGGCTTGGTGTCAGTACTTCACTCATGGCTACCAGAGCTACAATCTCAAGTCTAGCGAGCTCCGCGCTCGCGCTGTCCGCAGATTATCAGTAATTCAGTAATTCAGTAATTTATTTATTTTTATGGCCAATCACACTACCTTACCTATTTACAAAGTGGCATACGATTTACTCGATGTCATCACTGACCTTGCCAAGAATATGCCACGTGATTTTAAACAAAGCATAGGCGGAAAGCTACGTGATGAGTGCGTTGAGATTGTCACTTTGATATTTAGGGCTAACGTCTCACGGGAAAAGTCAGGATATTTAATCTCGCTCATAGAGCGACTTCAAGTATGCGAATTGCTATTAAGACTTTCACGCGATAAGCGTTTAATCTCAACAGGCCAATATGCTAAGGCCATTGAGTTGACAGGTAGCATTGGCAAGCAAGCCAATGGTTGGCGCCGTTCCGCATCGTCTGTTTCATAAAGGTTAAGGCCCTATGACTGAACGATTTAATAATCTGGTTTTTCCGCTGACTCAAAAGGTCACCGCCATGCGCATCGTAGATACCGCTGAGAGTAATCAGGATAGGTCTAGCGCAGTTGCCTCGTTGATCGGTGCTGATTTAAATACAGCCCTTCGACAAGATGACGTAGATAGCAAAATACAGCAGGCTGGGCTTGGTATCAGAACTTCAATAATGGAAACCAGAACAACAATAACAAGTCTAGCGAGCTCCGCGCTCGCGCTGTCCGCAGATCATAACGGCAACTTTACGTTTGCAGAATTAGTCCAAGCGTACTTTGATTGCAGAAAACACAAACGAAACTCAGAGAGCGCTCTAGCTTTTGAACTGAATCTAGAGCGCAATTTGTTTAATTTATACACAGACATAAAATCTGGCACTTATTTGCCAGGTAAAAGCATTTGCTTTGTTATCACGAGGCCAAAGCCACGTGAAGTATGGGCTGCAGATTTTAGAGATCGCATCGTCCACCATCTATTTTATAACCACGTGTCACCTAGGTTTTATGCATCATTTATCGCAGACAGCTGCGCATGCATCCCTGAACGTGGCACGCTATATGCCGTAAAAAGACTAGAAAAAAAGATACGCAGCGCTACTCAGAATTGGAGCCAGCCAGCCTTTTATCTAAAGCTAGACTTAGCCAACTTCTTTGTGGCCATCGATAAGAACATATTACACAAGCAGCTTGCAAAGAAGATACATGAGCCTTGGTGGTTGTCACTAGCGGATCTAATCCTATTTCACGATCCACGTACAAACTATGAGTTACGTGGTGAAGCAACCAAGCTGAATTTAGTGCCAGCGCATAAGCGTTTAGCCGTACAACCAAGCCATTTAG